CAACGCTATGCTGATTCTTCCCTACTCTCGGAGACGATTCCTCTCCCAGAACTTCGCCGTCAAGATACCAAGAATCGTCAGAATTCTATTGACGACATTGATCCTTTCATCATTCAGAAGTATGAAATGCTGATGCAGGATCATTTTAAGGATGCAATGGACTTGTATCAAAAAATGCTTGATGAAGGTATTGCGAAGGAGTGTGCTCGTTTTGTGCTTCCCCTGGCAACTCCCACTCGTTTGTACATGACAGGATCAGTTCGTTCGTGGATCCATTACATTGAGTTGCGTTCTGCACATGGTACGCAGAAAGAACATATGGACATTGCAAATGAATGTAAGTGCATCTTTGCAGGTCAGTTCCCAATTGTTGCAGAAGCATTGGGTTGGACAAGTCATGAGGAAAGTTAATGCCAACTTATCAATTTAGGAATAAAGAAACTGGTGAGATTAGTGAAGTTCGTATGAGTTTCACTAATCTCGATAAATACAAAGAAGATAATCCCCATCTCGAACAATATCATGATTCATTTCCTGGTGTTGTTAGTAGTGCGGGTATTAAAAATCCAGTTCCTGACGGGTTTAGAGACGTACTGAAATCGATCAAAAAAGCAAACATCGGTTCAGACATTAACACTCATTAAATTTATGCCAAGAAGAAAGAAAGAAACTCAATTCGATTTTGTCAATAGTACTCCTAAGACTATGAGACGTAAAAAACCAATCAATTCTAATCACTTAAAAGAGATTGAACCTAAGACGGACACACAAACAAGTGTTTTTGATGCGTATGATGAAGGTAAAAATCTTTTTTTGTACGGACATGCTGGTACAGGCAAAACATTTATCGCAATGTACCTTGCACTAAGAGAAATTCTTTCTGGTACTTCTTCGTATGAAAAGTTATATCTTGTAAGATCTCTCGTACCCACAAGAGAGATTGGATTCCTTCCTGGAGATCATGATGACAAGTCTAACTTGTATCAGATTCCATATAAGAACATGGTTGAACACATGTTTAAGATGCCTGATGATCCATCGTATGATGCTCTCTATGATAATCTTAGACAACAAGAGACTATTTCTTTTTGGAGCACATCATTCCTTCGTGGAACTACTTTGAACAATGCAATCATCATTGTTGATGAATGTCAAAATTTAAATTTCCATGAACTTGATTCTATTATCACTCGCATCGGCACCAACTGCAAGATCATTTTTGCAGGAGATATCAAACAAACTGATCTTGTCAAATCCAATGAGAAGAATGGTATTCATGATTTCATGAGTATTCTTGAAGTTATGGAAGAGTTTTCTATGTTTGAGTTTGGTCTTGATGATATTGTAAGAAGTGGTCTTGTTCGTTCTTATCTAATCAGTAAATCTAAAGTACATCCTGATCTTTAATCTATGTTTAATCATGTAAATACCGGAGTACTCCTCGAAAACATTAGTGCAACTACTGCACCAAATGGCAAAAGGGTGTACTCCGTTGGTGATGCTGCATATCCATCAATCTCTACAATTTGTTCTTATCGAAAGCGAAAGTCTATTGCTGAATGGAGAAAGCGAGTTGGAAATGAAGAAGCAAATCGTATTTCTCACCAGGCAGCGTCTGCTGGAACCTCACTACATAGTATAGTGGAAGATTATCTCAACAATGAGTTAGATCTTTCTAAGTATAAAGATAAGTTTTTGGCATTGATGCTATTCAAGCAAGCGAAAGCAATGTATGATCGCATCAATAACATTCACTTTCAAGAGGCACCCCTGTATAGTCATGAGTTTGGTATTGCAGGAAGAGTAGATTGTATTGCAGAATTTGATGGAGTTTTATCTATTATTGATTTTAAAACTTCAGCAAAAGAGAAGAAGAAGGAATGGATTGAATCTTATTTTGTCCAGGAAACTGGATATGCAAAGATGTATGAGGAAAGATCTGGGTTAAAGATTCCTCAGATTGTAACTGCAATTACATGTAATACGGGACAGACTCAAGTTTTCAAAGAAAACCCTAACGACTACGTGCCTCTGCTAAAAGATTACATTGCAGAGTATACTGATGCCCACAAACAAACCGAAAACAATTAATGAGGTAATTGACGATAGTTTTATGGATAAGAATAAATTTTCAATGGCCATAGAAACTATGGTCATCGAAAGCAATAAATCTATCAATTATATTGATGCGATTTGTGACTTTTGTGAGTCTAAGGACATTGAAGTTGAGTCTATTGTAAAATTAATTGCACCTTCATTGAAGGAAAAGATTAAAGCAGAAGCAACTAAACTCAACTACATTAAGAAAACTACAAGGGGAGTACTACCTATTTGATATGAACTCTTTTGAAGTATATTCTACTTATGTTGCCCTCAAAACGCACTTCAGTAGAAAGACATATGATTATTTTAAGTACAAAGGTGCTGTAAAAGTTTCAATCGAAAAGTATAATACAAGATCGGATAAATACTTTTTTGAAAAACTTGCAAACAAATATAAAAAAGAAGAAGTTATAGAATACTTTGTATCAAACTTTCTCGTCAACTCTAATTTTCATATTATTCAAATGAATGATAAGAATTACTTAGAGTGGCAAAGAAAGATACAAAGTTTTTCTTATCTTTTCTCTACAGACGTTGATACTATTCTTGATAGATGCACTACTATCAATGAGTGTATGCAATGTAAAAATTACAATCACTCAGAGGTGTTAAAATTATTCCTGGGTGGTAGATTAATGATGGAAACTTTAATAATGTTAAATCGTCTCACTGGATTCATTGATCGGTATGATTCTATGTTAAGTGAAGACGTGATATGGAAACAACTTTCATTCACATTAAAGAAGTATGATCCCTTCATTCAAGGTAGTCCAGATCAAGTAAAGGAAATTATTTTAAAAAAGTTATGAGTTTATTTTCATCAGAAATTGTACAATCAGAAATGAAGCATATTGGAAAACTTTATGCAGAACTTCAAGATGTTTTGATGCGACCAAACTTCAAAGAAGAATCTACTGATGAAGAAAAGCGTGATGTTCTTACAAAAATGGAACGATTGATTGAACTTTCTGAAGTTCTTTACACCAGAGTTCAATTATCTGACGATCCTGAATGTGTAAGGCAGAAAGAAGAGTATAGAATACAAGCAAAGCAACTGGGACTACCTACTACGCCCTTCCCCTCTGAGATCTTCGCATATGCAAGAAATTCCATCCGAGAAATGATGAGAGATATGGGTCTTGACACCCAATGACCCCCATGCTATGCTGACCTCGTTGTCATGCAGGCAACAACAAAGAAACCACAACGATTTTATACGGAAAAACACAAATGTCTTTTGATGCACTTCAAGCACAAGGATCTCTCCTTGACAAACTGACCGCTTCTCTGGAAACCAAGAGCGGTTACATCGACGATAAACTCTGGAAACCTGCAATGGGTAAAGGAGACACTGGCAGTGCTGTTATTCGCTTCCTGCCTCCTTCTCACGGCAATGCCCTTCCTTGGGTCCAGCGTTGGCAACATGCCTTCAAGGTGCGTGAGCGTTGGTTTATCGAAGAATGCCCTACCACGATTGACAGGAAGTGTCCTGTCTGTGAAGCAAACAGTAACCTTTGGGCATCTGGCATCGAGAGCGACAAGGCACTTGCTTCTTCTCGCAAGCGTAAACTGAAGTATTACACTAATGTTTATGTCATCTCTGATCCTGCAAATCCATCGAATGAGGGTAAAGTTTTTGTTTACTCTTTCGGTCCTAAGATCTTTGAAAAGATCACTGATGCAATGAAACCCAAGTTTGCAGATATTGAAGCAATCGATCCGACTAACCTTTGGGAAGGTGCTAACTTCCATCTTCGCATTTCTAAGCGTGGTGTCTTCTGGAACTATGATGACTCTTCGTTTGGTCCCAAGGGAACTTTGGGTGACTTTAGCAAGGACCAACTGAGGGCAATTTACGAACAGCAGCATGACCTGTCGGAGTATGTGAACCCTGAGATCTTCAAGTCTTATGAAGATCTCTCCCGCAAGTTTGGTGAACTCAGTGGTCGTCCCCAAGCAGATGAAGAGGTTCGTTTTGAGGAGTCTTCTTTTAGTGCTCCTAACTTTAACTCACCTGACATCACTCATTCTGCTCCTGTTCCTCAAGATTTGAAAGATGAATTGAATACTCTTGCTTCTGCTCCTAAGGCAAGCACTGATACTCATGAGTATTTTGATGATCTTCTGAACGATCTTTGATTAAGTAAGGGGGGTCTTGAAAAAAGATCCCCTTTTTTTCTCCAAAACGAAAATCACTTTTTAGTTACAAAAAAGTCGGGAAAAAAATTCCGGCAAAAATTTGCCCAAAAGGGTCGATGGTAATTTTCCATGAAATTCACTCACTATGAACTACAAACCTTATTCACCAGAATGGCACCGTAAGAGGTATCTTAAGGAAGCCATCGATAAATACTTAGAAGACTACGTTGAAAATAACGTAATTATTGATGATATCCTGGACATCCTTAATGAACGTTCAGAAGTGGCATACCAAGAGTTCACACGAGTGAATGAATTGGAAAACTGGATAACCAAAGCAAAGGACTGAAATGCTTTCTACTCAATATCGCCTTAGATTAGAATTTATTTGCAAGAAGATTGCAAATAAAGAAGAAGTCAAACTTGAAGATATGATTTGGGCAGAGAAAATTGCCAAACGTTATACTACTGCTCGTGAGTGGTTGAACAAAGCACGTCGTCAGGCGTCACAGGACATCCAGGAGGGCAGTATGGACGATTTTATGAATAAGATGGGATTAGGCGATCCCGACCCATCTAATTATAAATCGGGATTCGGTTCAGCAGACGAAATTGTTGATTGGTTCAAGCAAGATAAACCTGATGATTGGAGACAACGTGACTGAGTACGATTACCAAGTAATTGATAAAGATGGCGAAGTACACAACTACATCTGGGATGACGAAGACGGAAAAATGGTAGAAGGAAAACGAGATCGTGTTCCTCCATATTGGAGAATTAATCGCATTGCAGAAGATTTGCAAGGCAAGGTAAACTATACTACTTTAGTAGATAGTAGAGGTAAAGTTACTAAGCGTATTATTATTGAATATGATCCTACTGAGTAGAGAATCTTAAATTACTCGAAACATATTGTGTGCTTGGGGTAAATTTAAGTTCTTCTTCAGCAATACGAACAAATTCAGAGAGAAGTTCTGGTTTTAATACCAGGATTTCTCTTTTTTTGTCGTTTAAGTCAGATTCATATTGATAGTTGGTCACTGCACCAATAGAAAGTGCCTTTGTTAAGGTAACTCCTTCTGGAGTAGTGAATCTAAAACTTTCTTGCACTTCATATCCACCTGGAAGTATTAATTCTCCTTCATAATATTGTGGCAGTGTTATCCAATGGTGAATTTCATTAGGATCAATATATTTTTGGTTTACATAATCATCAAGAACTTGACTCTTCATTGGCCAATCTTGATATAAATTTTTAATATTATTAATCAACATTATAGTCCAGTCAAATCCAGGATCACCATAGAATTTCTGTGAAACCGTATCTGGTCTTTCACTGTCATCTAAAATGTAGTCTTCAAGAATAGTAAGTGATGGAACAACGTCATCAATTACTTTAATTCTACTGAATATATTTTTGATGGCAATGTATGTACCATCATATATGTTTTTGTCATACTTTAAGTAAAGTATATCTGGAACTATATTGAAATATGCCATAATTGATCAGACTCCCTCTAATTCTGCTAAATCTTGTCTTGTAAGAGTGATTAGCTCTGTAAATGATAATGATAGTCTAACTGCCTGCACAAATCCACCTCTAAGCAGTGCAATATTATTTTCTGGAGTATAATCAACTTTTACATCAGTTAGGGCACATAAATCAGTTTTTGGTAAAAATTTTAAAAGTTTTTCTCCAAGATTGTTTTCGGTAATAAGTCCATTACGGTCTCTTATTTTAAATTTAGCATTTATTCCTGAAGGTTGAATTTGCCAAACTAAAGGATATCCTAAAAATAATCCCTTATTCTCACCGTTCTCTGTTTCGGTTGGGTGCATTCCTAATTTAAATGATCGTATAATCGCTTGAATCACTTGTTGTTCTTTTTGATTTCTTGCAACCATAATATATTCAAATGAAAAGTTTCTTGGATTCATTTTGTCAAATGTTTGTACCGTATTATCATTAAATGATATTCCAAGTGTTGCACCAAGTAGACTATCAAGACTAAGATTTTCTAATTTAGGAACATTGGAAAGAAGACCACTTAAACTATTAAATAAAGAATTAGCACCAACTCCAACCCCAGCACCAGCAGCACCAGCAAGAGAAGTACCTGCCCCAAGAGCACCAAGTTGAACTTTTTGCCAATTTGCAGAATATTGATATTCTAATTTTGGAGGTAAGTATAGATTAATAGATTCTGTAGGTTGTGTTTTTGGAGTAACACTCTTATCAACTTTTT